CGATCAGCTTCTATTTTCCGTTCAAGAGGCGCGAGACACGGCTGATCGCGGGCTATTCATTGATCTAACTGGTGGGTATAACTTTGAAGGTAGATCAGCGCGTAACTTAGCTGAGCCTGCGCTAGACGGTGATGCTGTAACTAAGCTCTGGGCTGAGACTAGCATGACTAGCACGTTAGGCCAAGCTATTGCAGCTAAGAACTCAGCGGAAAACTCAGAGTCAAACGTAACTACTCTTCACGGACAAGTGCAAGGGTGGAACTCTAATGTTAACCTGAAGCATAGCGATGTCCAAGGTTGGCATACCGATGTTCAAGGGTGGAACTCTAATGTTAACCTAAAGCATAGTGACGTGCAAGGGTGGCACTTTGATGTAGACGGGTGGCATACCGATGTTCAAGTTTGGCAGGCTGAGGTTTCAACTAACACGACGCTTACCCTAGGGTATCGAAATGAGGCTGAAGATTTTCGTAACGAGGCTGAGCAGTTTAAGAACGAGGCTGAAACTGCGGCTGGCCCAGGGTTTCCCTCTGGCGGCATTATCATGTGGTCCGGCTCTGCGGCGAGCATCCCGGATGGCTGGTTTCTCTGTGATGGCACAAATGGTACACCTGATCTTCGCGACAAGTTCATCGTAGGTGCTGGCGGGGCGTATAACCCCGGCGATACTGGTGGTGCGGCGGAAGTCACGCTCACCGAAGCGCAGATGCCATCACACAGTCATACCGGCTCTGCGGCTAGTGCCGGTAATCACGCGCATNACTATAGATATAACTTTAACAGCGGAGTCGGATCGGGCTATCAAGTCCATACAGATGGGAACTCCCCGGATGGTGCTGCTTCAGCCAACTCTGCCGTCCGACCGAACGGCGCGCATTCCCATTCGCTCACTATTAACAGCACTGGTAGCGGCGAAGCTCACGAAAACCGTCCGCCTTACTACGCGCTTTGCTTGATTATGAAAGGTTAACGATTATGACTAATGATTTACCTCCCAAGCCTGAATACGGCGAGTATCAAACCGCAGAGTGGGACGAAGGTGCGAACTACTGGCTTATTCGTGATCTGACTTCTGAGGAAATAATTGAGAAGTTCCCTGAACCTAAACCCGATCCTAACTATGTACCTCCTAGGATTAACATTCGACAGCTTCGAATCGGTCTGACTATGGCTAACTGGATATCCAAAGCTGAAGCTAGGGAGTGGCGAAAAGGTATATCCCTACCTCAGCCTATTCAATCTGTTATTGATCAGCTTCCTAGTGAGCAACAGTTTGCCGCTGAGGAAACTGCATTTAGTATGTCTCACGCTTATCGTGATGATCCGCTATTGTTTAACTCTGCTAAGATCGCTATGCCTGAGGGCTCAACTGACGAAGAAATTAGCTCGGCTTTGGACCAAGCGTTCCGAGATTGGGCTAAACTGTAATGCGTTACTTAGCTAGGCTAGGGCAAAACCGCTCTAGATTATCTAGGCTAGCTTCAGTTGGATCACAGTTTTTAAACGTATTGATTTTCAATGGTCACCCTTCAGAAAGCATCTCCGGTAAAGCTTACAGGCTAGGTGTTATCGAGGGGTGGCCGTGGCAGTATAAGGCTATGAAACTGATTGACTTGCTATTCTTCTGGGAAAACCAGCATTGCAAAAGGGCTCACCTTCTTGATGTAGCGATGGCGCTTTACTTCAAGGAGAGGAACTATCTTTAATACTTAAAGGAGAACATGCCTACAGAACCTGCTAACGGAAGCGGTATTAACGATACTATTACAGCGACAGGTGCCAGTGCAGCTATTACCTCCCCTTGGTGGATACCTACCTTGGAAGACGTAAGTGTATATGCTGCCGAGTTCTTACCTATTCTAGGCGCTATTTGGCTAGTGGTACAGATTCTCGTAAAGCTGATGGATACTTATAAAGGTCTCTCTAAGTGAGTAGATTTGGACTATTCGATAAGAAAGCTCCGAAGATCATGTACCAGCTCATGCAAGATTTCCCTGAGCTAACCGCTGAAGATGCGGCGGCTATTGTCGGAAATGCAGGGCATGAATGTGATGGCTTCAGGACGCTTCAGGAAGTTACACCCTTGGTCCCCGGTTCGCTAGGCGGATGGGGATGGATGCAATGGACTGGCCCTAGGAGGAGGGCGTTTAACGCTTGGGTGAAGCGCAAGGGGTTCGACCCTAGCAGCTTCGAAGCGAATTACTCCTTTTTGTTTCGCGAACTCGCTGGGCATGAGGAAGAGAACGGCGCTAGAGCCTTGGCTAACACTATGAAGGCGGAGGGTATCGCTAACAAGGTGAGAGCCTTCGAACGTACCTTCCTTCGCGCTGGTATCAAACACTATGACAGCCGGGTAGTTTACGCTAATCGAGCGTTGGAAGCTTGGCATAAATCAGATAAGAAGCATAAGGAGAACACAACTATGCTAAACACTATTCTAACTCGTGGCACAGCTATCAAGTATGTCGCTACGTTCATTGCAGGTGGCATGGCCGCAGTTGGGTTTGAAATCCCGCCTGTCTTGGTTTCCCTCGTGCAGAATCTTTTCATGTGAGGGATAATTCCTCTTGCGGAACCGTTACGGTAGGGGTATAGCTTAAGCCTCGCCCGTGGCGGTTCTACCCCCCGTGAGACAGTGAAGAAAGATAGATACATGGCAGCACGTCACCATATGTTTGCGCTTGAACCAGTACCTCACACGTCTAACACTTGGTCGAGACAGAAGTACCATGTGATCAGTAGCGAAGGGATCAAGTATGGTCCTTGGCAGTACCCGCTATTTGAAATGTGTCGAGCGCTTTTGCATGAAGGTACAGCAATGCCGGGCGATATCGTACAAGTAGGTCACACTTCCTGTCTAGCAGGGCGCGGGGCTGCTAAACGCTTAACCGAGGGAAGTAAGACAAGTTTGCAAATCGTGGAGTACAAAGAGGAGTTTGAAGAAGTCGATGTACACGGATAAAGAGATCGATGAAGCTACAGAGATCGTAACTCTTAGGCTTATACTAAAGCAAATGAAAGCTGAGAACGATAAACTTCGGGAAGACGCTCGCTTTCTCGATTGTTTGCGGGCGGCTGGCGTGGATAACTGGAATGGTTACGAACACGCTCAGGACATCATGCAGGAAACCTATGGTGAAGAGGATGGATAACAAACCTAACGACACGCCAATTAGAGCCTCAGACGATTTCCTAGGGAACCTTCATGTAGCAGTAGCTAATCACTTGGCTGCACGTATGGCTTCCGGGAATGCTGAGGCAGCGGAGGTTAATGCAGCTATTAAGTTCCTCAAGGATAACAAGATCGAAGCACTCGCGAACGATCCTCACTTGCAAAACCTAGCTAACAAGATGGCTAGCAACTTGCCTGAGTTTGATTCAGAGGAAATGGACGACAATGAATAGTGACATTACCGTATAGCGATGAATACCTAGACGAGCTAAGGAAGGACTTCAGGAAGTTCCTGTATGTCATATGGGATTTCTTGAACCTTCCGAAGCCTACACTAGTACAGTACGACATAGCGAATTACCTACAGAAACAAGAGAATACCAAGATTGCCATTCAGGCTTTTCGCGGTGTAGGTAAAAGCTTCATTACAAGTGCGTATGTCCTATGGGAGTTATTCCGCGATCCTCAGAAGAAAATATTCGTGGTTTCAGCTTCTAAGCAAAGGGCAGACGCATTCACTACGTTTACCTTGAGGTTGATCGAAGAGATTGACTTCCTGATGTTCCTTAAACCTAAAGCTAACCAGCGGTCAAGCCGGATTGAGTTTGACGTTGGCCCTGCTACCCCGGATCAGAGCCCTAGTGTTCGATCTGTAGGTATCACTGGGCAGCTAACCGGGTCACGCGCGGATATCATTGTCGCGGATGACGTGGAGGTTTTGAATAACTCAGCTACGGCGGATATGCGGGAGAAGCTCAGTGAGCGTATCAAAGAGTTTAGCGCGATCCTGAAGCCCCTGCCTTACTCCAAGACGGTTTTTCTCGGTACTCCCCAGACGGAAGACTCGATTTACAACAAGCTTCCTGAAACCTTTCACACACGCATCTGGCCGGCTGAAATTCCGACAGAGCAGGAGATATCCAAGTACGGAGAGAAACGCCTTGCACCCCTTGTGAGAAGGATGGCAACGCTGCATCCGAGTGGTACTCCGACAGACCCGGATAGATTCGACGAGTTCGACCTAGCGGCACGTAAGGCCGAGTATGGTAAAGCAGGGTATGCCCTTCAGTTTATGCTTAATACGCAGCTAAGCGACACTGAGCGTTATCCGCTGAAGGTCAAAGACTTGATTGTCATGGATACCCGAGTTGATAAAGCACCTATGAACGTCGAGTGGTTACCTGATTATAAGCGTGAAGTTAAGAAAGCGCCTAACCTAGCTATGTCTGGCGATAGGTTCTTCTGGTACGCTGGTCACTCTGAAGAGTTCATGCCTTACGATGGCACTGTTATGGCTATTGACCCTAGTGGTCGCGGTAAGGATGAAACTGGTTATGCTATTATCAAGATGCTTAACGGTTTCCTGTATATCAGGAAGGCCGGTGGGTTACTCGGAGGTTACGACAGTACAACCCTCACCAAACTGGCTGAACTAGCTAAGGAGGAAGAGGTTAACTACGTGGTGATCGAGAGTAACTTTGGTGACGGCATGTTCACACAGATGATCAAGCCTGTGTTTAGCAAGATACACCCGTGTACCATCGAAGAGGTTCGACACTCTACACAGAAGGAACGCCGGATCATCGATACCCTAGAGCCTGTCATGGCGCGTCACAAGCTAGTGATTGACTTGCAGGTTATCGAGGATGATTACAGGACGGCTCAACAGTACGATGACGCTGGGAAGTATCACAAGACACTGATCTACCAGCTTACGCGTATCTCCTATGAGCGAGGCAGCTTGAAGCATGACGACAGGCTCGACGCTCTTAGCATGGCAATCGCGTACTGGACAGAGCGTATCTCTGTTGACGCTGTAGANGGGATCAAGGCTGANCGTGAAAGGCTTCTCAAACAGGAGCTTGAACAGTTTATGAAACACGCCATAGGTNNCAATTCTAGACACAATAATAACAATAAAAAGTGGAGCAATACCACGGGTTCTGCTAGGAAGTATTAACCCTTTGATTTTCCTATCGGAATTGAAAACCTCCCATATAGGGGGAAACAGATAGGTTAAACCCTTGTTAAAAGGGCTTGTGATGTCCAAATGGCAATACCCTTGTTGGTAACTAACCGAAGTAGATAACGATATAAGAGAAACTAGAATGGTATAGCCATGGTTTAACTATGGTATAACCATATAAGTGAGACATAAAAAGATTCTACATAGGTTTGGTAACTAACAAGGGTTATACCGTAGTTAAACTAGTGTTACAAACAAGGGTTTTACACAGGTTTAAATTCATGCTATACTATGGTTAAACACAGGTTTGAATAGGAGCTACCAGTATGTTAGGCAATCTGTTTCCTGAGGGGTTAGGCTTAATGGCATTCGTGGGTTACGTAGGGCTAGGCTTTATGATTTACTGTGTGATAAAGGAAAACATTAGCTCTTAACATTAGGGTTATTATTAGCGTTCTTCAAAAATGGTGGAAAAATCTGAAGACCCTTCGTGTATATGGTGTCGCCAGCTTTCCCCCCATACCCGCCCCTGCCTAGCACAATAGAAGAACACGGCACAACCTGAGGCACAATGCGAGCCAAGCCCTTGATATATATACATTTTTAGCGGATAGGGCATCCGATGGCATACCCATGATGAGAATAATAGCTTATCGTGGGATTTCATTCAGAGTTGGCATGATTCTTGCATGACTTGTGAGGTATTTCCTTACATTAGTATATCCTAATATTCTAACATGCTAACCTACTCATAACCACGCTCAAAACCTATACTAAGCATGAATACATGCCACACCGATACCGCCATTCAGCACCGATATGCGATAACGATATGCCATCACTATCATACTATGCACCACACTCAGCACAACCATAGACACGCAACGCAGCACCAGAGCACAACGCTAGGGAGAGCCTAGCACCCTCAATCAGCTACTCATTATAATACGCGCGAGAGGATGCAACCCAGAGCTAACCAATGATATGATTCGGCAACTAACTCTAGCAAACAAGCTAGAAACCATAACCCTGCCATGCTAACCGCAAAAATAATTTCAGCCCGCAAACCCTTACCACATAACGATTCTGCAAAGCTAACATGAAAAAAATACGCTAACCCTGAAAAAACTTATTGACCTAATCCAAGGGCTCAGGCATATTCTAATCATCGAAACAAACCGAGCGACCAACCGAAGGGACTAACGAGATGATCACGCAGATGGAAAACTCAAATGACACTTTTAAAGCGGCGGTGAAGTTGAGTGTTGATCCTCTGGCTGCGAGTGTGGATTGGTCTAAGATTGAAACCATGTTTCGCCAAGCAGCAGACGAGTTTGACGCTGAGGACGCGGCTAACAATGTTCCTCTGCGCAAGGCTGGCAAGCGTGGTGAGATGGCTAGGTACAACGCAAGAGATGCACGTATCAAGGCAGCGCGCATCGCCCGGCAAGGCGGAATGTATATCTAAGGTTTAACACTATGGGCTTGACGCTAACAGGTTAAGCCTATAAGTTAACCCTTACACAAGCTAAAGGATCAACGTCATGGTTAAGCTTGAACCTGTGAAGTATCTCGCTTCTAACGAAATCATCGCCGCGCGTATAGCAGATGGGCCGCGCCTGCGGTGGCGGCCTTATGGCCGGAAGTTTCCTACGTCTTACATGGTTAAACTGGACATGGGTTTTATGACGTTCAAAGGATGGCGTAGGGTTTACGTGATGAATTACGGTAACGCTGTCAGTGCATACGTTTTGCACAAGGGTGAAGTTTTGTTTCTCGACGGGTATTGTGAAGATAAAATCAAAAAACTGATTGACAACGCGTAACCATTGCTATCTAGATAGCGTTCCCCTAAGGGAATAGACTTGACATGCTATGGTTATTCCCTTACAGTAAGACTTAACCTTAAACACACACAACCAAGCCTAAAGGAGTAACTATCATGTCTAACACTCAAACATTCCGCGTGTATGTCGCGTGTCTCGCCGCGTATAACAACGGTATCCTTCACGGTGAATGGATCGATATCACCGAT